TGTTCGTCGTCACGCCAGCTTGGTTCAACAAGCCGAAGCAACCGCCGTTGGACAAGTTCTGTCCACGAGCACCGACAAAGGCCACGCGCTGGATACCGAGGTCCCAGTTGCGCTTGCGGGTCTTCTCTTTGGCAGTGACCAAGTCCCAGTTACCGGACTTCGCAGCTTGCTCCAATTCGAAGATCGACCAACCGTGCTGCTTCGCCCAGTTGAACACGCGGATGTTCAACGCATCGATCGCAGCGTCGCTGACGCTCAACCGAGTGTTGCTCGATCCGGAGTTCATGATACCGGACTCGAACACGTCGGCGATGTCGTACGAACGATATGTCGTCAGGTTCGAGGACCATGTGCCCTCGCCTACGCGTATTGGCAAGTAGTCCGCAGGTGCGATCTCGTAGAACTTCTGCTGCGAGATCTTCTTGACGATGGTTGTGAGTGTCGTGATCGGTACCTCGAAGCCGAGTGCGTTCACGATCTTCTGGTTGCGCATGGCTGCTTTTTGCTCGCGCGCGTTCAGGATGATCGGATTGCCCTTGTCGTCCTTGGCCACCGCTTGATTAGTTTCTAACATAGTAAACCCCTTCTAAATGGAATGTTTATGCTGTCGCATATGATGGGTTAGGTACCAACAGGACCCGAATTGGCCCAGCGGCGGCGGCTCCGTCAATCGCAGTACCGATATAGGTAGCTGTGTTTCCAGTGGCCTGAACTCCTCCAACATACGTGGGATCGATGCAGCACAAAGCGCCTTGAGAGATCGCGCCGGTTGCGTAGCACCAAATCACCGTGCCCCAGAGGGCTACTTCCAACACGGGACCATAGTACGTGTTCGTGTATGAATCGTACTGAACGTCCTTCGCGTTGAAGATTGCGAATCCAATTGCTTGGTCCGACTTCGCAGACACTGGAGCAACACGGAGGATACCACCCTGAGTGTTCGCGACGACCTTGACCGCTTGGCCAGGATAGATTTGCGAGGTCACGCTGATGTCTACTTGGCAAGCGATGATGTTCGTAGTTCCGACTTTGAGGTCGACTACGCCGATCGTCTGCGATTGTGCGAATTGGTTCTGGTTCTGCGAGGGCTCCGTCAACACAGTCAACTGACTGGATTGTGACGTAGCGTTCGATGCACCTGTGTCGGTTGCAACCACCACGTAGTAGTAGGTCGTCGCTGCGATCAATCCGCTGTCGTTCAATACGAGGCTGGTTTGACCGGACAAGATGTTACCTGCACCGGGTGTGAAGCCGCTCGTGGTCGAACGGTACCATTGGTAAGTGTATGGGCCCGTACCGCCAGTGGCCGCTGCGCTCGTGAGGACAGCGGTCTGTGACGCGATTAGGGTCTTGCTTAGTGCTCCTGCTGTAACTGCCATTTTAGTTTCCTTTCATTATAAATATAAAGTTATTTGCCTGAACCGTATCGCTCGCGTCCGCGCGCCAACTGATCGCTGGATAGCTCAACGCTTGCAATGGGTTGCTTCGCCGTACGGTGTGCATTCTTGAGGGCCAACGCCTTAGCGCGTGCCTCGGCCTTGTTGGCCAAAGACTTGCGTGCAGCGTCCTTGGAGATGCGAGTCTCGCGCTTTTCCTCCATGCCCATCTCGGACTTGTCGCCACCACGGTCGACTTCGCCCATTTGGTCGATGTCCAAAGCCTCGTTATCGATGGGCTCGTCGTCATCGTCGACCTCGACCTTCTTTTTAACCTTCTTGGCAATGGAGTCCATGTCGTCTTCTTCGTTCTCCATGCCGTCCATCTCGCCGTCTCCGGGCTCTCCGCCTTCCATAGAGTCGTCGTTCTTTGACTTCTCCATTTCGTTCATCTTGTCGCAAAGCTTCTTGTGCTTCTTGACGAGGTCGCCGACCGACATCTCTTCGTTGTCGTTTAACTTGACCATGTGCTCGTTGCACGCGTAGCCGTTCATGTTCATAATCTTGTCGTACTCGTTCACGAGCTTCGTGATCGAGATCTCCTTCTTGCTCAACGGGAGCTCAACGATGAGGCCCTCGTAGTCGGTTGAGTTCTCAACCTTTTGTCGCTTGAATAAGTTCAGTTTCATTTTTTGTTCTCCTTTTGAATTAGAAAGCCTCTTTAAATCCAATTGCTTGTCTTCGTTGTAAGCCTTGAATTGGTCTGGGGTCATGATAATGGATTCCGAGTACCTAGGATCTTGGACTATGGCTAAATGCTCATACTCTGCGTCCGTGATCTCCTTGTCGTACTCTACGCCGTTCCAAACTCCACCTGGACCGAAAGAGGTTGGGTGGTATGCGTTGGACAACTTATACCCGCGGCGAATCGCCTCGAGCCCACGCTCGCTTACGACTATGAACTCAACCCAAGTCTTTCCGTCTGACTCATTGAAGAAGCTCCTGATAACCCAACCGTCTGCGTCCTTTCGGACTTCGTTGATGTCGTCATCGACTCCATCGACGTGGTCTACGTACACAGGGCGAACCTTGAAGGTTGGGCTCATCTTTCTGATCGTATCCTCGTTTATGAAGACCCTGAATGACCCGCCATCAGGCTCTGCGTACTCCGCAACTCCTGGGTAGAAGTGCATTCCGTAAAAAGACTCTCCATGCGAGTTCTCTATCTTCATGGGAGCAAGCTCACAGAAACGTATCCTGTGGTGGCCGCCGACCCAACTGCCTCCAGTGCTATACGAGTTCCTAAGGGCAAGATGTTGATGCTCGCAAGGTCAATGAAGGCCTGCCCGCTTGGTAGTATCGAGACCAGGTCCGTCTCGCTGCCAGATGCTCCATAGGCAACCTTCACTATGGACGCGGTGGTGTTGACGACAAAGATGCGCGAGCAGTTAATTGACGTCGAGGCCACCAATTGAACGTATGATGCAGTTGGAATGTTGGTGGATGATGCACTGAGGTTTTGAACGTTGTTTTGGTTCACAGTTGCGAGTGCGAACGAGGACAAGAGACTCAAGATGATTGCGATTGTCTTCATTTCTTATCCCCTTTGAATGTCACGATCGGTATCGCGAAGCACCTGCAGTTGTAGTCTTGCTTCGGGTTATTTCGGCGAATAGGCTCACCCGGAGCTGTCGTGATAGGTGGATTGTCCCAGGAAAATATCTTGCCTTCAAGTGCCTTGTGAGCAGGACGAACGGGATGGGCAGCTGTACCCTTCACGCAACCCCATTTATATCGCTTAACGCCGGCCTCCTTGTAGCGAGTCTCGGTGAACTTTGCCATGAGCAAACCTGTCTCTTGCCGGGCCAAGAACTTAGCCTTTCGTGCAGAAACGCCGTATGACTTTTGGATCTCAGAGTACAGCGACTCGTACCGATTGCCGGAGAGGATCGTCTCTTTCACGCGTGATCTCAAGGACTTGACCTCTTGCTTTGTGAAGTCCTGGATGTATAGCTTGAGGTTGTTCTCCCACTCCTTGGCGATCTTTTTTGACCTTTCGCGGGTTAGGTTCGGTCCGACTTGAATACCTTTTAAGGTATCGGACATTCGTTTGTTGACCTTCCAAATAGTTCTATCGAAAAGTTGGTCCAGTTTTATTTTGTCCGCAACTTCTTCCGGTAGAACCTGCGCAAGCTTGCGATCTATCTCGTCTATTTTCTTCTGAAATGAGAATCCGCTGACAGAAATCGCCGAGCGCACTTCGTATGGCAATTCGGCCATTGGTATTTTCCACGCCCGTGTTTTTCGATCCCATTTGGCTCCGAGATCCTTAAGCTCACGGCTGATCGATGCGTTGAACTTGCCAGCAAAACTACCTTTGTGGAACTGAATGACACCGCGGACGATGGCATCACATATAACGTCATAGGCTGAGTTCTTGAGTGCGCTCGCCTTGCGCTTGAGCACTTTGAGCAGTGGCACGTAGATGGCTCGCATGAGCACGGTTTTAATGTGTTGTTCGATATCGTCCCACTCATCCGGCCTATCCTTGACTGGGCTTAACGCTATATCCTTAAGTACGACCATGTGAACCCACAGTCCTCTTCCGAGGGGTTGTAAATGAAGGCGGAGCGATCGTCCCAATGGGATCCGATCCTGCACCACTCGAGCGGTACCCAGCTCTTCAAGTCTTGGGGACTCGGAAAGAGCCTAACCTTCTTCACCAGCACATCAGGATAGCACTGTGCGATCCATGAAGGTCCCGAATCGACTCCAATGAACATCCTGCACCTTGAGATGACCTCGGCCAACGCCCATGGATTGCTGGTTGGTACATGGTGGGGTCGAGGCATAGAATATCGCCAATCATCCTCGTGTCCGACAAGCGCAACGGAGTGCCCGTACTTTTGAAGCACGTGCTCGACGACTTTCTCTGGCATTTGTCCATGGCTCTTTCCCTTCACGTGCAACAAGACCTGCTTCCTCTCGAAGTACGGATACTCCTCGAATCGGTAGAGGCGCGGACGGTTTAGGTACATGTTAATCCGTTGATCGAAGTGCCTGAGCTGGGCCTCGGCGTTGCACATCATCACCGTACGATCGTAGACTGCGACCTTGACATCGTTGCAATGCAAGTCCCACAGGTCCATGACCTTGTCGAAAGCACCGTCGTAGACCCCGCGAATTACATAAGGATTGTAGTCGAGCACCCAATGTGAGTTCAGGTCGAATAGCTTCTCGCCCGTGGAACGAAAGTAGTTCTCTGGAAGCGAAGTGAACTGTATTGCATCGCCTATGCCAATGTTTGGGTTTATCCTAATGCCGATCATTGCAGAGGGAATGCTGGCAAAACTTGCAAGAGGTTTGGACCATGGAAGTATATGACGTTCGATCCCTGCGTGACCTGAGTCACGATTTCCTTGTTCGATCCTAGTCCGCAACTTGCCGTATCCGTTGAGGATAGCGTAAGCGTGTAAGTGCCCAGCGACGCGCTAACGATAGAGTGCTTGGAGTTCGCGAAGGTCGCGATGGCCTGTCCATTGGGACCCAAGATCTGTGTTTGAAAAGTTGCCCCTGTTAGGTTAAATGGATTGCCGTAGCCATCCGTAGCAGTCAGGTTTATTACTATCGTATCGCCTTGGCTGAATGATATTGATCCAGACACATTTCCCCCTAACGAAGCTGTGTTTTGTTGACCGACGACAGTTCCATTTACTGTCTGACCAACGACTGTAGCTGTGCCTTGCTGGCTCATAGCCTTGGTCTACGCGAAAAAAAACATAATCGTTTATTGCCCATCAGATTTCTCCTTGGCCCTGTTAGCCATGAGTTCTTTAAGCCTATCCTGGTTGTCGGCCGTCATGAATACCAAGTCCGGCTTCGACATTTGCTCTAGGTGGTGCTTAGCCTCGTTTTCGCTTACCGCCATGGGCAACGTCGGAAGGCAACACTTCTTGAACTTTTTGCCGCTCAGGCACGGGCAAGGCATATTCCTGTTGAGGGTTCTGAGCGGATTCCAGGCGAAGCCCGGTATTAGCCGCATCTTTG